CAGTAGATTTATCAAAACGTAATCTTACAAATTCATCTGATAATGGTTCGATTCTTACATTTTGAACATCTGCTGGTACTGCTGTTTTTCCTTCAGCAATAAAAGTGAGTGGAGAAGGTATTATGCTTGGTTCAAAAAATGCGTTGTAACTAAAAACCTCAAACTCATAAGTTCCTAATTCAGAATCAAATATTTCAAATACTGGACTCTGTACAATAGTTGTCTGAAAACTACCATCATTAAATTTATGTTTTACTGAATATTGTGAGACACCTGCTACTGGCTGCCATGTTAAAAGTATTTTACTTACGGCTCTATCACCTAAGACAATAATTAGTTCTTCTGCTGTTAAATCACTAGGAGAATCTTTTAATTCAACTAAATTTTTTATAACAGGTGTTGTTATTGCTGCTCCATCTTCTACAAAAGCGTATTTATCAGAATTATGGAACATTCCAGTTATGGTAAATAAATTATTATCTTCAGTAACAGATAAGACTCTGAAATCTTCAGTTTCAACAGCAATTCTTACTAATAACCAAACACTATTTACTTGTGGTGCAGAAGCAAATGCACTAGAAACTGTGATAACAGAACCAGATATTGTAGATATTGTTTGAGTTTCTAAAGTACCATCTGTAAGTATTACTGATAATTGATCCCCACTAGCAGCCTCAGTTGGTAAGTCTTTTGTGTTATCTACAGTAATTTGTGTTGTTGTAGCTGCTGCAATTCTTCCAGAACGTCTTAATCCGCTACGAACAGGATCTTGGATTGTGATTATATTGCTAGGTCTGATCAACGATCCAGCATCAGCAGTTGTGGTAAATGTAACTGTTTCAACCTCGTTATTCTGTGTGTAAAGATGCCATAACCCCATTCTCCTTGCTTGGGCTTGATCACTACAGCCTATTGCTTCAATATTTTTAACAACTACTCCATACTTTGATTGGTTTGCAGCAGTATCTTCAACAGTTTCATACTCATAGGTTCTGGTTTCATTTTGAAAATATTTAACATTTATTACTGTATTTTTTGTTTTTTGACTTGCATTTGTGTAAACAAAACCATCTTCAGTTACGTTTGCATAAGAAAAGAAATATGAACTTGTGGTTGGTCGATCTTGTACAAGAGTTACTTTGCCATCTTCAAAAAATAAACTTGCCCTCATAATACTGGCAATCTTGTTAAGAATTGTATAGCCCTCAAAAACTTTTTGTATAACTAAATTGCAACTAAATCTAGGACTAGTACCACCTTGACCATTATCTATAAGTGTTGAATTATATTCAGAAGCGTTATAAAAAGAAAATTTATCTACCTCATCTTCTGATATAAAATCACCAAATCCAGCCCTATTTTCAGTAATAAGATCATAAAGAACCCAAGCTGGATCATTACACCATTCTTTTGTTGCTTTTAAAGTTCCGTTAAAACTACCACTAAATGACAAAGACCCATCTGATCTGACAGTAGCATTGTGAGGAATCTTGATAAGACGTCCTCTAATTCTATACATTCTCTGTGGAACGGATCTAAAAATTTCAGCATCAAAACGTAAAGCGGCAACAGCAGTATTTGGATATGTAGGAGTTTCAAAGACTAATTCTGTTATTGAAGTTAATTCAAAAGCATTTACAAGCCTTACATCTGTACTATCTACTGTTTCTCTTGTTAAAGTTACAGTTAGTGGAAAATCAGAAGTGGCAATATCTGAAGGCAAAACTATAATATGATCTTTAAAATAAGGTGATGTACTTTTACCAATAATTCGCCCACCACTTGAAAACTTAGAACGATCTAAACCAGTTAATAAAGTTTGCGGAACAATTTTTTTCAGTAAAGTACCAGCTTGATCTTTTACTTGAATATTATATTCAACTGTTGTACCAGATATATTTCCATCATCTTCTATTTTTTGTAAACGTGGAAAACCAACAGTTACTCTTATACCATCTGTATTAGTATCAGTTATAGATACAACACGAGGCTGGGCAACAGTAACATTTTGGCCAATAGGTCTATCTCTTTCTGTTTCAGATACACCTCTAATTTTTGTTTGATCTGCTGTACCTACTTTTGGTATAAACGCTGGTCTGTTAGAGGAAGTCGTACCAAAATTAAACGTACCGTCTGCTGGATCTGTGTCTGAAGCAGATTGCTGTAAAATTTGTACGTTATTTAAAAATACATCTTTTAAAGCGGTTCTATTATAATCATCTGTACCTAAAGTATGCCCAGCATCTATTGCAGATGGGAACCCAGCTATTTCACCTTCACAAATTACATCTACAGTTGTAACAAATTGACGAGAACCAATCTCGCCATCTTTCATCTCAGCATCATAATACTTTAAACCTTCTCCACCTCGATAACCACCAGAGTAATCAATACCTCTCCATTTAAAATCTCTTACACTTCTAGGTAATGGCATTTTTAATTAACCTCCAAAAAATACAGGGGCAGTATCAGTTCCCGATGAAACCACAATAGATCCAGTAAATACTTCTCCATAAATAAGAGGTATGCAAACTCCACTACGACTAACATTTTGAATGCCACTAAATGAATAATTAACTCTTGCATCTGTCTCACTTAAGCCAGAAGTAACATCACCTACTGTAGGAACTTGTTGTGGTAATAATAAATTACTTGCTCCCTGTAAAGCCATAGATGTACCAACAACTGTTAATGCAGAAGCTAAATATGTAGCCAAAGTTTTACCAACAACAAAAGTAGCAACCTCTGTTGCAAATCCACTTATAAGTAAACCAGCAAGAATTGAAAAAAAAGCGCCAGAAACAATAGGAATCATTCTTATTTCACCTTCACTTTTTACTATCAAATCATCTTCTGTTTTTACAACATCATTATTAATTGTTATACGATACATATTTTGTTTTACATGTGATTCTATTTCTGGATAATTACAGACTAAATATTTGTAAACATCTTTCATGTTTTTAACATCTGCATAATTAACGTGCCACCCTACTAACTCTGCTAATCTTCCATACAGTTTAATTTTTCTTAAACCTTGCTCATCTTCTCTTCTTTCTCTATCAATAAACTTATCTTTACTGAGCATAGGTTTATGTTCTTTGGGTTTTAGTTCTTCTACCTTTGCATTTTCAGGGTCAAAAATAAACCATGATAAACCAAGAAAATCACAATTTTTTATATCTTCTTCTGATGGTGTTAAATCTCCATTTGGGTGCGAGTGGCAGATATGTAATACAGTCCCAGTTTCTTCTGCTTTTGCCCAATCTTCTGGATCTATCGTAAAACTATTTGCACCTTCAACAGCGATATTTTTACAAGGATAATATTCTTCTTTCCCTTTAATATCTAAGACCAACCCACAAGACTCCTCTGGTAGTTGAGCTTTAGCGTGATGTAATGCTTGTTCTTGCCAGTTGTTCATGCAAACGTACCAACAGAAGGAAAATTTTTTCTTGTAATTATTCTCTTTGGTGCTGTTCTATTTTGCAAGTCAAGAGTCATTGCAAGTTCAAACTCTACAAAATCTTTACTCTCAACAGTTTTTCTATCAATAAAAAATGTTTGGTTTTCGTAAGTATTATTTGCTGGTGTTCCAAATGGATTAGTGCCAGATTCAAAGTTTGCATTATCAATAAATTTTAACAAGGTAGTAATCCTTTTAAATTTTGCTCCATTCAAATCATTTTTAGGAGTTGTCAAATTTGCTTGCGTCATCAAGGCAGTAACACTAGATAATATATTACTAATTCTTACTGTTGGTCTTGGTAGTGCTGTTCTTGCTATGGAGTACTCAAAACCATTTGCTTCAATAGGTATTCTTTGATATGTATTACCTTGAAAAACAACATTAAATGTAGTGTTCATATTAATGCCATTATGAAACCTAGATACGTCATTACTGCCATGTAATGCAGCTACAAGATGTATTTCAAACAGTTCTATCTTTGCACTAGGATTAGCTTTTTGTAATTCTTCTGTAGGTATTGCCATTATGGTTCAAACACCTCCTCAAATGTAGCTGTAATTGTTGCCCTGTTAGGTACTCTTATATTTTTTGTCCATTTTTTACATATAAACTGTTTTGCACCTGATCTTGTTACTGTACAGTTTCCAGAAGTTGTAGCACTACCACTAGCTGTAACTGTAAATATATTTTCACTTGTAAGACTAACAACAGTAAATGTACCGTCAGATGCAGAGCCACTTGTAAAATCTATTGTTATAGAATCATTTGCAAATAACTGATGGTCAGTAATTGTTATTGTTATTGTTGTGTTTCCAGATTGACTATAAGTACCTGTTTTAGTTGATGGTTCATTAGGTGGGGTATATGTAAATGATGCCTGATCTAATGCACGTTCATTTAAAAAATATTCAATAGTATCACTATCTGTTTCTGTAATATTATTCCATGCAAGATTATATATTTTTTTATTTTGATGTGCTGCGATGCCTATTAATTGCCTTTGTTCAAATCCATCTGCAAATTTTACTGATCTTATAGTTGGACTACTTTGCTTTTGTAATCCATAACTAGGTTCAATAGAAGGAAATGTTGCCATAATTATGCGTTAGATAATAAACCACCTGCACGTTTCTGGTTAACTAATTCAGCTTGTATTGCTGCTGCTAATACGTTACCAAATTCATTAGCCTGACCTGTATTACCTTCAACAGAAGAACCAGAAGCATCTACAGATACATTAATAATTGTACTGCCACCACCAGATGATTCAACACCTAACTTACCATTACTACCCCTGCGTAAAGGTAAAATTGCTTCTGCACCTGCTTCCCCCATAAGACCCATGCCATTAGCCATAGGGAATAATGTAGGCTTTTTAACAATGCCACCATAAGCATATTTCTGTACCTGACCATTAACAAAAGCATTACCATTTGCATTTTTAAATAAACCCTCTATAAAATTAGTAAAAGGTCTTGTTATTGTCTGTTGTATTGCTATACGTGCCATATCAGATATTATTGATCTTGTTAAATCTTTAAAATTAAGTTTCCCTGTTTCTACAAACTTCACTAAAGCATCTTCCATTCCTTTTATTCCTTTAATTACTACATCTGCCATAGATTCTTTTAAAGATTTGATGCCATCACCAAAAGTTTTTAACTTATCCCGCATTGTTTGACCAAATGACTTATTAATAGAATCACCTGCACCATCAGCACTATCTTTTATATCTTGAAAATAACTAGCAGGTGCGTTTGTTGTCCCACTAAATAATTCTTGTATTTTATTAAAACTTTCAGTAAACCTATCAGAAAAACCTTTTGTAAAATCTTCTCCTAATAATGCTGTTAAATTACTTTTCTGCTGCGTTTTAAATCTATTACCTAAATCTTTTGCAATATTGCCAGCACCACCTAATAGTTTTTGTATAAAAGGTGGTATTTTTATACTGTCAAAAAAACCCTGTACACGCTGTGCTGCTGTTCCTAGAACTCTAATTATTTCATCTACTAATTTTACAGTTGCAAATATTCCTATAGATATACCTCTAATACCTATTTCGACAGCGTTAAAAAATCCACTAAAATCATTTTCTGCACTAAACAATTCGCTGAATACACCAACAATAGTATTTAATGCAGGTAATAATGCATCTGCTAGTTGTTTTCTAAATCCATCAAACTGTATAGCTAAAACTGCTATCTGATCATTAAAAAATTCTGCGTTCTGTGCAAAGTTTTCTGATACTTCATAGTTAAATTCTTCTAATGAAGCTGCACCACCATTAAGTAAATTTATTAAACTAGCTCCTGATCTACCAAATATTTCCATAGCAATAGCAGCTTTTGTTGCACCATTTTCCATAGTTGCAAACTTATCTGCCACTTCTCCTAATACCTGTTCACTTGTTTTAAATGTGCCATCTGTACCCCTGACAGATATTCCTAATGAATCAAAACTATCTTTATAAGTAGCTACACCCTGATCTGCTTCCCTCATAGACTGTGCTAATCTTCTTAACCCTTTATCTATAGTTTCCTGGCTAACACCTGCTAATTTACCTGCGTTTACATAAGCCTGTAATGTATTAGCTGCTATACCTGTTTGATCTGACATCTTACCAAATGCATCTGCACTATCTATTGCACCTTTTACAAGACCTACAAAAGCACCACCAGATATAATTAAACCTAATGCGCCAAATGTTTTATTAAGACCGCCCATTGCAAGCCTTAAATTTTTAACCTTACCTGTAACCCCTTGCATAGAGTTACCAAGACGTTTTATAGAACTTGCCCCTACAGTTTTTGCTGCTACTACTAAATCAAACTTTGCCATATTATTTATCTCTATTTAATGCTTGTAATGCTGCAGCTTCCATAACTTGTAAGTTTTCTAGCATAGCAACAGTATCTTCTACTAAATACAGTTTAATCATTTCTACCACAGATGTATAGTCTAATCCAATAATTCCACTCATT